GTAAATACGATCTGCCCATTTAACTAGTTCTTTATACTTGTTAATTAAATCTGTTCTAGGCCTAGCAAAACTATCTCTATATAGATCGATAACTTCAATTTCATTTAGATAGCCATCCTCTTCTAATAGAGTTTTCTTAATCGTCTTAAATATACCGTTGTAACAGAATGATTTCTCATCTGGATGTCCAACGACTATTAAGTTCTGCATTCTTTCTTTCTTCTTACAAATTGCCATTTTATTTTAATAAATTTAAGAGCCAAGAGCTCGATTGTATTTTATCTCCTAGACCATCTACCAATTCTATTCCAAGCTCTTTACAAATTTGAGCTTCTGGTATTGAGTGGTTATTCTGGTCTCCGCCGTTTGCAAACATAAATTTACGGTGGTGTGTATTATTATTTTTAACTATATCTTCAATAGTCTTACAAACTGTTTTATCATGATCGATCGATATAAAGGCTTTATCAACTACTCTTAATGAGCTGACAATTTTTAGTCTCTCGTTTTCATCTTGGAACGCAGCAGAACCTTTCATATCCCTCTGTAGATCTGAGTTAACAATAACCCAAAGTTGGTCACCGCATTTTTTAGCATTCTCAAAATACTCAATGTGACCCTTATGGATTGGATTAAAATATCCACTAACGATTACTACTCTTTGCATTAGGGTGTATTTTCTGGTGCGGCTTGCACTTCTAGAATTTTATTGTAAGCTATTATATCATTTTCTTTTGTCCAAGCTTTCCAGTGCTCCACGTATTTCATAGCCTCGGCTTTACCGCTGCCTGGAGTTATCCCCCATTTAATAAAACGTACTGCATCTAATACGTCTTCTAAGTGTAGTGTTTTGTAAGCCTCTTCCATGGTTTGTGGCCTATCATCATAATGTTCGTGGAGTCCCATCATAAAAATTTAGTATATTTAGTTAATTCTTGTTTTCTTGCTTCTTCTAATCTCTTTGCATGATATTCTTTTGCATACTGCTCCATGATTTTACTCATTTGAGTGTAATGTGAAAATGCATCACTGTCGACAGCCAGATCTGGCCATTCGTTTTTATCTAGCCAATCCGCCGCGCTCATATAAATACTCTCCTAAATCGTCTCTACTTGTTGGTACATCATCCCATTTTGAATCATACCAAAACGTTCTACCATTTCTATCTTTTCTCTTTGACATTTCGGCATTGCCATAACACAACATAAACCGCTCCTGGATAGCTTCATCTCCAAATGGATTATCCCAATCCTTAATGCTTCCGCCACCTTTAGCATACGCTAGAAGTGGAATATCACGGCATAGATCTAGTAGTTTAGGGTATCTTGCGAATTGCATGCCTGCTGGTAAGAATGGATCTACATCACCAGCTCTATAAATAATTTCTGCTCTTAGGTAATTACCAATACCATTAAAATATTTTTGGTCCATTAGCATTTCATAAAGCGGCTTCTTTAGTTTAGTCAAGTTAGTCATGACTTTATCCCAAAATGCTTTATACTCTGTTGTTGGATCTGGACCTCTATTATCAGACCATGCTACACCCTGTTTCCACTTGCCAAAACGTCTGACATCTACAAAGGACATTGTAGTACCATCAGATCTATAAAATTTTAGGTGCGAATGTTTTGGCTCTTGTCCAGAATTGGTCAGTTTAAAATGCCCGGACATGCCCATCGTGATTCTCACAGGGATGTATTGGTCTGAATGTTTATCTAAAAAGTAAAGTACCATTTCTTTACCTTTAGAAACTGCTTTAATTTTAAATGTTTCAAATGGAATATTAAGGTCCTCGCATTTATGGATTGGATTCTTCTCCACTCTCACGTAAGTTTGGTCTTCTGATACTTGATTGACGTAGTCTGCTGTAAATTTGAGTTCCGCTAACTCTGGCATAATAAACTGATTTAGTTATTATAGAGAATTAGCGGGACTTGTTTCAATCTTTTGGCCAAAGTACCTCTTTAATATTATCGGCTAAATTAGGCCCATGCTTGAATGCATCAATTTCCCATTTACGGTCTGGATAGTTTATCTTAGTAATATCATAGATTGTATCACCTTTCCAAACCACTGCTTTACCACCTAAAGTCTTTAACCAATTCATCTCATATTGTTGTAGATGAATTAACTCATGTGCAATCGTGCTGATTGCTGTAGATCTGCTGATTCCCGTTTTTACGAAAATAACATACTGATCGCCGTTCGTTTTAATATATGCGTCAGTTTCATAGTCACCACCAAGCGATTGAGCCTGGTCTTGATTTCTAATAATCACCACCACATTATTAATCGACATTTTGTCTAGGCCAACTTGCACAATCGTGTCAAGGTAAGCCTTCTTATGTAGATTAAATACTGCGTTACGATTATTGAACTCGTAGTTTTCAAATTTGCGTTCTGGACGCGAAGCTAGATAAATGATTAGAGCTATAACTAATAGAACTATTACACCTATCCAGTGTTTAGTCTTCATATTCGCCATTCCATTTTTGAGAACCTCCCGAATTGTATATATTCCAGGACTCTTCCCAATAAATGTGGTCGTTGTTAGAACTGATAGTCGTCGTATTCATCTAGGTCTTGTAAAGATTTAACATTTTTGAGATTTACTCTCGGTTCTTGGTTGCGTTGCTTTTTCTTTTTAAACTGCAACTTTCTCCGGCGTTCGCCGTCGTCTAGGGCCTTCTCTGGCTTGCTCGACTTTTTCATTAGAAAATTTATTTGAAATTTAGTTTTCTGTAGGAGGGGTAAATTTGGTATCTTTATACTCCCAGCTATTTCCTGCTGCTGGAGTATTAAGAGTATCTGTTGAACACCAAACTGGAGGCGGTGTTATATTTGGAGTATCATAATATGGGTTAGGAGTATACATTGGATAAGCAGGTGGGATGTAGGTATCATCTTTAAGAAGTACTACTGCTTCTTCTGCAGTAATTTGCTTTTCGTCTAATAGTCTTTGTACAATGCTTGCCTTTGTCATATTTTATATATTTACTTTATGTGCATTAATAGCATTCATAATTTCAGAAATATTATCAGGACTTAACCATCCTACTACATCGTCTTCTGCACCTGGTAGAATTTCTTTAGTAGCCCATTCATTATTATTATCTAAAATTGCAATTTCAAATGATTCATATTCTTCAATTAATTTTAAGTATAATTTAGGAGTACAGTATGCCATCTCACCACATACCACAGAGAGTCTATATCCATTTTCAAATGTATACCATCCTGCCCATCCTCTTCCGTTTGGATGTTTCTTAAATTTTAAATCGTTAAATGTTATCATAATTTTAATTTTGCGGAGAAGGAGGGATTCGAACCCCCGGATCCGTGAAGATCGCCAGTTTTCAAGACTGGTGCATTCGACCACTCTGCCACTTCTCCTATATTTACATTAAAGGTCCTGCACTACATGAATAGATAGCAGCCTTCATTCTCTGCTCTTCTAGCCATTTCATATAGGTCCAAATTTGTTTTAATCTTTTCATATTAATTATCTAATTGATAATCATCTGGTGGCAATTGCTCCAAATAACTTACAGGTACTTTATTCCATTTAGCTTCTGTTGTACTATTCTCATCAACTAATTTATCATAATCGTATTTACCTTTAATAAATTCGTTTAGTGCTTTACCTTGACTTTCAGCATTATTAAAAGACTCGAAATCAGAACGACTAACGCCGTTATATAAGTAGCTTGCATGATTAAAATTTACAATTAGTGTTTTAGTTTTGTAATTATACTCAGCTGATGTCAGCGTGGAACTGTCGTAATGTGATGTGATGTTGGTAATCATAAAATGTAATTTATGACTTATATCTGATATTTAGTAAAAGTTTCTAAGCTAATGCGTCGATATTCTTAATTTTAACACCACTTGAAGTAAGTGCCTTATTAAGTTGTTTAATTGCAGATATTACTCCAGAGTTATCTCCACCAGAAGAACTTGAACCACCGCCAGTAAATGCTGATTTAAGACTACCCATTGCGTTAGATATTGCATTACCAGAATCTGCAGTTGCAGTCATACCATCACCTACTGTAGTTTTAAATTCACTTAACATATCTGCTAGATTTTGTAGAGCCTCTTCAAGAGATTCTCCCATTGCAGCAAGTATATCAGTTGGTTCTCCACCTTCTGAAAGTACACCAAGTGCTTCAAACATTTTTCTAGTCTCAACAAGTTTATCAAGATCCATCGCATTAATTGCACCACTAATCTCTGGCATTGAATCTCCCATTCTAACAGTATTAGCACCAATTGTAGCCCATAACGTAGCCTGTTTAGCATAACCCTCTGCTCTAGATTTTTCATCAACTGGACCTACAAATGCTCCAAAGAACAATTTACCTTTTTCTGGATCGAATGTATTAATTGCTGATATAATACCTGGAACGGAATTACCCATTTTCTCAAAAGTATTTCCAACAGCAGAAATCATCCATCTTTGTTCTTTAATAGTTTGCGCATCTGTCCCCTCGTCTGGATTAGTAAATACTCCAATAATATCTGCCATTTTACCAGCAAACGCTTTAGAGTCCATCTTACCTACTATTTCAATAATGGTTTTTACAGATTCACCTAATTTCTTATATGGCTCGCCAATCATACTAACAATTTCAATACCCTTTTCAAAAGTGGTTTCGCCTTGCCACCATGATGATGTTTTAGCCTTGCCACCACCAATTGCCATAAGAGTATCTGTTAGAGCCTCGATTAACATTTGAGTATTGGTTTTTATCTTTGCTTTTAGACCTTCTGTATTTCCAATAGTCTGATAACCAGTAATTTTACCGTCTTTATCGTAAATAGGGAACTTTAACTTGGCCATAGCTTCTACACCTTTCGCTAGGTTTAATAGAGGCTCACCAATACCTGTTACAATTGCAATACCTTTTTCAATAGTAGATTTACCACCCCACCATGAACCGTCATTTGCATCTGGATTAGAACCAATTTGTGCAAAAGTACCGGAAAGTGAACCAACTAACATTTGAGTATTATCAGCAACTGCTTTAGCATCGTCTACGCTAAATTGTCTAAAGCCTGTAGCTTTACCTTCTTTATCAAAACCAGTTGGGAATTTAAGCAATGCCATATCTTGTACACCACCTGCAATATTACTTAAGGCTTGTCCCATATTCATTACAGATTCAATACCTTGTTGAACAGCACCGCCACCTGCTAAGAAGCCTAATAGACCGCCTGAACTTGGTTTACCAAAATCAACCTTCATTTTATTACCATCCGGGCCAATAATTTCTTGTTCACCACCCATTCCAATCTTAGCGAAAGGAACTGCAAGTGAACCAACCATCATCATTGTATTAGTAATTACTTTCTTGAATGCATCACCACCAATAGTCTCAAATTTTGTTGGGTTACCTTCTTTATCAAAGCCAATTGGGAATCTAAGATTGGCCATAGCCTGAACACCTTTAGCAATACCTGTAAGTGCCCTACCCATATTCATGGTTGATGCAACACCTATTGCAACTGTATTCTTTTTACCTAAGCCAAATAAGCCGCCACCGCCACCTCCAAATTTAACTTTAGTAATTGTGCCGTCTGCGCCTAGAACTTCCATCTCTTCACCAGCACCAATTTTATGGAATGGTACTGCTAATGTACCTAACATTAACGAGATATTTTTACCTAGTTCTGGTAAATCAAGTCCATCATTTTGTAGTTTAGCAAATCTTTTAAGACCAAGACCAACTGTCATTAAAGCAACACCTGCTGCAACCATTGCGCCTGAACCTAATAAGATACCTGCTGCTGTCCACGGCCACATAACAAATGCTTCACCAATTGCTTTAAAGACGGGTACTAAACCAGTCTTTTCATCGGTTAGTTTATCAATATTACCACCAGATAAAACTTTAGATATAACAGCAATACCCGCTCCTACTGCTAGTAAAGCAACACCTGCAACTATCATTGCTCCTGCTCCTAATGCAATAAACGCTGGAATTGGTCCTGCGCCTGCAATACCAAAGACTACACCTAGACCTCCAATCAGGGCCATTGTAGCGCCAATCATTGGCCAAGGATTTGAACCTAATGCTGCTGTAATAATTTTAAAACCTATTCCTATGACTATTAAGGATGCTCCGACAAGTATCATCGCGATAGCTCCTTTCTTAATAAATGATTCACCAACGCCAATTAATGCAAACGCAGCTGCTAATAGACCTATTACTAAGAGTGCTCCTAAACTTTTAGCAGCCTCTTCACCAGTAATATTGCCAATTATTTTACCAAAGAATAGGAGTGAAAGACCTAATACGATAATGGATAAAGAAACCCATAGCATTGATTTAGCTCCTGATTCAATATAATCTCCAGCAATGCCGATTAATGCAAATGCAAGTCCAATTCCTATTACAGTACCCATAACCATTAATACTGTTCCAATATTTGGCATAAGTACTTGGAATAGAGCTAAAGAAACACCTAATGCTAAAATTGATAGACCAGCAAACATAAGCCCTTTACCGGCTTTTTCCATGTTATCTACAACACCAAACTTTTCTAATACATAAAATGCTAATGCAATTGCACCAATTACAAATATTGATAAGATAGCACCTTTAATCGCAGGACCTGCAATTATACTAACTAGTGCAAATGTAACTGATAATGCTAATAGACCTAATGCAACATCTAGAATGGCATTACCCATGGTTTGCATTTTATCTAATACTTTGTCTGGAACTAAATATGCAATTAATGCAATAGTACCTATTAATAGAACACTTACTAAAGCTCCCTCAAGTGCAGATTTTGAAATTAAAGTAGTTAATGCTAAAGTAGCTGCTAACATCAGTATTGATTTACCGACATCTCCCATCATTTTAACCTTCTCTAGCTTTTCTTGATCTAAATTCTTAGTACCAAAATTAATACCTGCTACAAGTGCTCTTAATGTAAGTGCTATGAGTGGAGTACCTATTACTGCCACCATTAATAATGGGGCGGCTAATACCATATATCCAGCAAACTTTAGTATTGATTTACCAACATCTCCTAGTAGAGTAAAACCTGATGCTAAGCCTTCCATTTTGGCTTTAACTTCTTCTCCGGTATCGTCTAGATTATTTATAGCGTCTACAACAAATTGCAAACCAGTACCAAGCGGCTCCATGGCAGGTGCTATGAGTGCAATTGCCATTGAATTAGCAAGAGAGCCCATACCTTTTTTACCACCTTTTCCGTCTCTAATATCTTCAATGGCAGTGGCCATGGCATCCATTCTATCATAGAATTCGCCACCTACTGCTAATGATACTGCAGTATTTTCAGTATTAACTGCTATTTGACCTAGAACATTGCCCTGGCTACCTAACTTGTCGAAGGCGCCAGCTAATGATTTCATGAAATTTTGAGCCATGTATAAGTACCGCTGATTATTTTTTAGTATATAAGAACACCACTGTAAAAAGTGGTGCTCCTTATTACTATATTATATATCTCTACAACTTCGGCATCTTAATAGATGGAGACTTGAGAGATGGGGTGCTTGGCATCTTAGGCGTTTTATATTGAGATTTCATTGATGACATCTGATTCGCCTGTTGTTCTTGTTGCTCCCCTTGCTGTTTATTCTTATTCTTGATGTATTCCGAAAGATTCTTAACGTAGTACCAAAATTCGTAGTAATACATATTTTCAATCTCGCTCGGTTGCATCCTAAGATGAATACCCAGGTAGAACTTTGTCTTAAAGTAATTCTCCAGCGAGATCTGAAATAATGAAAAGACTTTTGATGCCACCTGGGAACTCAAGAGGGGCTTTCACCAACTCTCCTTCAAAGGTAGTTTCTAGTGTAGTAGATACACCAATTTTCATTCTTTCAGCTAATCTATAGATTACCATGAACTTTTTCTCATCCCATGCTTTATAGTCAACTTCGTGTTGGAAAATCTTACTTAAACCTAAAGTTCTCCAATCTGGTTGCATATAAGGCAATACCTGAATAAATGCTCTATCAAAATCTTGATCTTTTTCTTGTCTATCTTTAAGATATGAAGTAATCTCTTGCATAACACCAATTGTAGGTGGTTTCATTCTAACTTCACCAGCAGAACGTGTTTTGATTACATAAGTTCTTTCTTTTTCAGAATAATATCTTTCGATTTCTTCATCAATTTCACTTGGAACTAAATTCTTAACAGCTAATTCAACGTCAACTTGTTTTTTAGTTTTTTCAGTTTTACCTTTTAAAACTAATTTGTTTTCTGGCTCAGGAAAGGTAAGATCTCTAATACTTAATAAAACAACAATTCTATCCTCTTCTAAAAGATCTTTCCAAGAAAGTCTTTTCTTATCTGCAGTTATCTGCATACAAGTTTCAACAATAGAATTTAACTTTTCTTCCATATCGATGTAATTATTTTCATCCATAGTTGAAAAGTGTCTAATTTCTGCAGCCTTTGCAGATCTAATTTTAATTACAGCATTAGCAGGATAAAATTTACCCTGAGATGGTAATGTAGTTAAATCTAATACATGCCATCCTAAAGCAGAATCAGTAGATTGTGCTTTTTCTGGTGTAAAATTACCCATATTAACTTTGCCTAAACCGCCTTCTGTAATCGCGTCTTCAATATTTGAAGCCTGTTCATCAGTAGATTCAACCTTAGGATTGTTAATAGCATCTTTAGTCTCTAGTGCTTTTGCCATCTTTTGCTCTTCCGGAGTCAATTTGTTTTTGTCTTCGCTCATTTTTATTTACTTTTTAAGTTTTTAAGATTTTGTTTAATGTAGGATCTCTGCTCTACAGTTCTCCTATCAAGTTCTAATTGTATAAGGGATCTGATAAATGCACTTACAGATACAGGACGTCTTTCCTGATCCAGGGCGTCATTTAAAATAACCCTATTAACTTCTCGGACCTCGTCCTCGGTCAATAGAACCTGTAGTTTTTTTGTTAGTTTATCACTCATAATCTCTTATTATTAGGATATTATATTATGTTTTTCAAAGTTAAAAAAAGAACGTGTTGTTTAGACACGTTCTTTATGATTTAATTCTATTAAATTACGCTAATTCTTCTGAGTAAGTATCACACTTCCAAGTTACATCCATTGATACTGCATCTTGAGTTTCGTAATTTAGATCTGCGTTTAAGTTTACACCTGATGTAATGAAACAGTCATCTAAAGTTACTTTTCTGTAAATGTCACCTTCTCTATTGAATTGTACAACAACAATAGTACCTACATAATTCTTCTTAAGACCCATTTCGCCAGTTTCAGGATTGTAAGCTGCTCTGTACCATTGTCTTAATGTTTTGTATATGTAAGCCTGATTCGAATCGTTTAGGTTTAGAGAGAAATTAATCGTAATGTCTAGCGATGTAGTCCCAGGCATACCTGCGAAATTTCTTTCTGCAAATTTATATTTTTGTGGAACTGCAGCTAATTCAACACTAAGTCCGTCTAAACCAGTGATTGTATTAACTTGCTGTAAGAGCATCTCTGCGCCAGTAACACCTGCTGGAGGTAATAATGTTACCTCAAATAGGTTACCTTGTACTGGTTCGAAATTCCTACCTTTCTTTTGAGTTTGGTCCTCTGAATAATGTGGTAAAGCCATATCTTTTATTTCTTATTTTATTTATATATCGTTATTTTATTATGCAAAGTTACCTGTTGCGATCTCTCCTGTATTTAATACAGTTACCCTAGATACTAGAATCTCAAGACCTTTAACTGGTTCAACGAATGTATCAAGAATACCCATGTTGTTATCGATCACCTCAGTTGTGTTGTTTGAAGTGTCCATGATGTTCTTGTAGTCGTATACACCACCATCTTTCTTAACTGATTCCATAAAGTTATCAGCTAAAGTTTTGATTTCTAATCTAGTTTGAGCTGTATTAAACTCGAATAGATAGTTTTTAAGAATTTCAGCTAAACCATCTTCAATATAGATAAGAACTTCTCTTACGTGTGCTGAAGATAAGGCTGATTGAATTCCTTGCTGTGCAGTTTTATTACCTTTGATTGTT